TTACTCAGCGTCGTCCTCAGGCTCCGGCGGCGGCGCCATGCCTTCGAGGCCGCGCAGCAGGTCTTCTTCGGTCATGCGGTCAAACTGCGCCTCGGCGCCGGGATCGAGCGAGGCGGCGGTGGGGGCGAGTGGCGGCGCGGCTTCCGCTTCCGGCTCGTCGACCTCGACTTGCTTTTGCAGCGAGTGGATAAGGTCTTCCTTCAGATCGGTCGGTTGGAGCTTGGACTCTGCGATTTCGCGCAGCGCGACAACCGGGTTCTTGTCGTTGTCGCGGGCGACTAGAATGTTCGAGCCGGAGGAGATCGAGCGGGCGCGGTGGCTCGCCATCAGCACCAGTTCAAAACGGTTGTCGACCTTGTCGATGCAATCTTCTACGGTGACGCGCGCCATGGCGGCTCCTCAAGAGACGATTTTTTGGCAGATTAATTCGCGCGCATACACCCTATGCCGCATCCGCGCAAGTTCGCGCCGGTGAGCATGAGAAGACGGCCTGAGAAAATCGGGCTTTCGTTTCGTTCACCGCATTATGCCGGCGAAATCTTAGGTCGGCGCCATCGCGCCGCGGGGCAAAACGGGCAAAATCCCGTGCAACGGGTAGACCACATTCCAAGGCCGACGGGGTTCCTTCAGCGCCGAAACATGGTCAGCAATTCCCGCAACGAGACTTGCCATGCCTCCAGGCAATTGCCCCGGGCGGGGCGTAAACGCCTTGTTCGCTCAGGTCGCCCATGTTAGGCCCAATGCGGGCGTTCGGCGGGGTATAGCGCAGCCCGGTAGCGCGGAAGTTTTGGGAACTTCAGGTCGCAGGTTCGAATCCTGCTGCCCCGACCAGCTCAACTGAAAACGTTCAGGATTCGCGCCCGAGAGCCTTGGCGGGCCGTTGTTGGCGGGCAGCATATTTTCTGGAATACCAGAAAATTTCCCTTGACGCTTACGCCGTTTCCGAAGATATTGGCTATAGTGGCGGCCGTGCGTTCAGAGGGCAGGGTCTTCTAGAACAAACCAGGAACTCTTGCTGTGGGGCGCTCTGGGGGCGCGGCGCAGCGTTCTCGCGCAGCAAGACGAGGCGTAACCCCTTGCCAACTCTGACCGGCGTCCATCTTCTGCCCGCGACGGGCGAATTCACCTATGACACGATCGCCTATCTCGGGCGCCGCGTGACCGAGCCGGGCCTGACGGCGATCAACGCCTATGCCGGCGGCGGGGCGACCACAGACTATTCGATCGCCCTCGAACAGCTTGCAAGCCAGCATCCCGAATGCCGCACGGTCTCGCTCGTCTGCGCCTGGTTCTGCGATGGGCTGACGGCGGGGGCGTGCAACGTCTATCCGACGACGACCTATATCGGGGGAACATTCCAGCAGGCCGCCGGCGACGCCGACGTCTGGCGCTGCTCTTCGCTGACGCAGGCAAGCCCAGGCCTGATTCCGATGGCGACGGCGGCTGACGGAACTTTCGTCTATGCCGGCACGCCAAGCGACGCTTCGATCGTGCGCTGCCTGCGCGATCTCAAGGCGCGCGGCTTCAAGGTCGTGTTCTATCCGTTCCTGTTGATGACCGCGCCGGGGCTGCCGTGGCGCGGCGAGATCAGCTATGCGCCGGACCTCTCCGGCGCGGCGACGGCGGCGGTGGATGCTTTTCTCGGCGCGGCGGCGGCGTCACAGTTCACGCCCGATAACGTCAATCTGACGGTCGCCTATGCGGGCGCGGCGACGGATTGGACCTATCGCCGCATGATCTTGCATTACGCAAACCTCTGCGTGGTGGCGGGCGGCGTCGATCTGTTCGTCATCGGCTCGGAATTGCGCGGGCTGGAGACGATCCGCGGCCCCGCCTGGACAAAGGCCGGGACGACGGACGGCGCGGGCTACGCCATGTGGGACTATCCCTTCGTCGCCGGGCTGACGCAGCTCGCCAGCGACGTGCGCGGGGTGTTCGACGCGGCGGGACTCACGCGCAACCTTTCGACGCTGACCCATCTTATCGCCTATTCCGCCGACTGGTCGTGCTGGATGGGCTACCAGCACGCGGGCGAGAATGGGCAATGGCCGCATCTCGACAGCCTCTACGCGTCGCCGGCCGTCGATTTCGTGGCCTTCGACAATTATCTTCCGCTCTCCGATTGGACCACAGGGACGGGCGGGCTCGACGCCGACAACTGGCAGGCGCCGCCGCCGCAGGGCTGGCCGATGGCGACGCCTTCGGCGCGCGGTTTCGGCCTCAGCGGCGCGCCGACGATATATTCAACCGCCTATCTGCAAGCCAATATCGAGGGCGGCGAGAAGTTCGACTGGTTCTACAACGATGGCGCGAACACCGGGGCCGGCGAGGACCCGCTCGGCTCCGGTCTGATGGTCTCCATGCCGCAGGGCGATAGGGCGACGCAGACGCGCCAACCCTACTCGGCGGGCCAGCAGATCCTCGCCAACAAACAGGTGCGCTGGTGGTGGAACAATGCGCATTACGCTGTCTATGACACCGGCGCCGGCTGGACCGCGCAGGGGCCGCAGACGCGCTGGTTCGCGCAATCGAAGCCAATTTTGTTCCTCGAATACGGCGTGCCCTCGGTCGACAAGGGCGCCAATCAACCCAACCTGTTCTATTCGCCCGCCTCTAGCGCCAGCGGCACGCCCTATTGGTCGATCTGGTCGAGCGCCTCGGGCGGGGGCCTCTTGCCGCTGCGCGACGACACGATCTCTCAGTTGGCGCTCGATGCGATCTACGCCTATTGGCAGGCCAACAACGTCAGCGCCAGCGGCGTCCCGATGATCGAGTGGACGTTCTCCTGCGTCTGGAACTGGGACGCGCGGCCGTTCCCGGCCTTCCCGACGCTGTCAAACGTATGGGGCGACGCGGCCGAGTGGCCTTATGGCGATTGGCAGGGCGCGGGGCGCACGCCTACGCCGCCGGCGGCAGCCTCCGCCGATCCCACGCCGGGGACTTATCCGAGCTTTCCGGCGCTCCAGACGCTTGGCTGGTCGGCACATGTGCGGCCGCGCTTCGCGACAGGCGTCGCCGGGCATGTGAGCGGGAGAGAAAGCCGCAAGCCGTTCCGGGCTTTGGCGATTTACGACATCGAGTTGACCTACGATCTGTTGCGCGCCGACGCCAACGCGGAATTGCAGGCCATTGCGGGCTTCTACGAGAACAGGCGCGGGCAGGGCGGCGCGTTCTGGCTCAGCCCCCCCGGCCTGTCGGTTGTTTGCGGGCAAACACTTGGGGCTGGAGACGGCGTGACGACGATCTTTCCTTTGAAGCGCAGCTTCGACTTCTATTCCGAGCCCGTGCAGGCGACGAGCGGCGTCTCGGCGGTCTATGTCAATGGCGGCGCGCAGGCCTCGGGCTGGAGCGTCACGTCGGGCTTCTATCCGGCTGTCGTTTTCGCCGCGCCGCCGCCGCCCGGCGCGGCGATCAGCTCGGATTTCGGAGCGCTTTGGCTTTGCCGCTTCGCTGAGGACGTGGCCGATCTCGAAAATTTCATGACGCTTCTTTGGCGCTGGGGAAGCGTGAAACTACAGACGGTGAGGCCCTGATCCATGAACCCACTTCGGCAATCCGGCCTCAGCGCCCCTAGCAGCCAGCGCCTTTCATGAGCGCGCCGCCAATCTTTCCGCCGCTCGCCGGCCAAGGCTGGAGCGTGCACAAGAAACCCACGTTCTCGACGATCGTCGCCAGCCACGTCTCAGGCCGCGAAGTGCGCGACGCGCTCTACGTCAACCCGATCTGGCAGTTCGAACTGACGTTCAACGGCCTCGACGCAACGCTGAGCGGGCAATATGGCGGGCTCGGCGCCTCGAGCCTGCAAAGCCTGATGGGACTTTATTTGCAATGCCAGGGGCAATATGCGGCGTTCCTCTATTACGACGCCAGCGATTACGCCGTCAGCGCGCAACCCTTCGGGACCGGCGACGGGACGACGACAACCTTCCAGCTTCAGCGCACGCTCGGCGGATTCTCCGAGCCGATCACGCAACCCTTCACGGCCGCCGCCCCGACTTTGTTTCAGGTCGCGGGCTCCGGCGCCTTTTACGCGCCCAACAATCTGATCAACTATTCCAGTGACCTCACAAACGCCGCCTGGAGCAAAGTCAGCGCGACCATCGCCAGCGGCGTCAGCGACCCCTTTGGCGGCGCCGGTGCGCAGACCGTCACTGCGACCGCGGCGAACGCCTACTTCCATCAGTTTCAGGCCGCCAGCGGCTCCAATTACGTTTCGTCGATGTGGGTGCGCCGCCGAACTGGCTCGGGCGCCGTGCGTCTGTTTGATCCGGCTCACGACGCAACCTATGCGTCGTTGACGCTGACCTCTGCCTGGCAGCGCTTCTCGATCGCGGGCCCGCCGGGTTCGGGATACGGCCACAGCCTGTTGCTGCTGGCCAACAGCGGCGACGCGGTCGATATATACGGCCCGCAATTGGAGCAATCACTCGTCGCAACGCCGGGGCCTTATTTTCAGACGCTGGCGAGCGACTATCATGGCGGCCCCTGGATCACAGCCGGCGGCGCCCTGATCGATCCAAGCGCCTACGCCATCGTCAATGGCGCGGTGACTTTCGCAACGCCGCCTGCCACCGGCGCCGCCTTGGCGTGGACGGGCTATTTCGCCTTCCTGTGCCGCTTCGATGGCGACGATCTCGACTTCGAGCAATTCATGGCAAGCCTGTGGAAGGCCGACAGCGTGAAGTTTCGCAGTTTGAGGCAGCAATGAAAGCGACAACGACAGCGGTTCTTGCGGCCGTCAACGCCGCCCGCGCGGCCCCCGACGCGCAGATCGCCATCGCCGAATGCTTCACTTTTTCCTTGGCGACCGGGGTCTCCCTCACCTGGACCAACGTCGATCTTCCCGTCACCTACAACGGAACCACTTTCTCGGCGACGGGGCCGCTCGTGCAGGGCCTAAAATACAAAGGCAGTGTGGGCCTCGAAGTCGACAAGCAGCAGATAATTATCGCCGCGCGCCCAACCGATGTCATATCCGGCAATCCTGTCCTCAACGCCATCCGCGAGGGGGCGTTCGACGGGGCAACCGTGCAACGCGACCGGGTGTTCCTGACCGCGATCGGCGGGGCCGTGATCGGCGGCGTGACGATGTTTCACGGCCGAGTGTCGACCGTCGACAATGTCGGGCGCACGCAAGCGCAGATCACAGTCGCCAGCGACCTCGTGATCCTTGACTACGACATGCCGCGCAACATCTATTCGCCGACTTGTGTGCACACGCTCTACGATTCAGGCTGCGGCGTGATCCGTGGGACCTATTCGGCGAGCGGCGCCGTCGGCGCAGGCTCGACGGCGGTTCTCATCAACACGAGCCTCGCCGCGGCGGGCCACGCGCAGGGCTCGATCCTGTTCACGAGCGGCGTCAACGCCAATGTGCGCGCGACCGTCAAGAGCGTGTCCGTCGGCGCTTCGCTGACGCTGATGTATCCGCTGCCTTCGCCGCCCGCGAGCGGCGACGCCTTCACGGTCGCGTTCGGCTGCGACCACACGCGGGGAACCTGTCAGGGGCGGTTCAACAATCTCAACAACTTCCGCGGCTTTCCGTTCGTGCCGCCGCCGCAGATCGCCTACTAGGCGCTCTCTTCAAAACCCCAATCTCTCCTCAGCCATCGGACCTTCGTCCATGCTTGACCTGATGGAATCCGACGCGCGCGCGCGCGTTGTCGAAGCCGCGCGCGCGTGGATCGGCACGCCCTATCATCATATGGCGGACCTTCATCGCATCGGCGTCGATTGCGCGATGCTGCTGGTGCGTGTGTACTGCGATCTCGGCCTCGTCGCGCCGTTCGATCCGCGCCCCTACACGCGCGATTGGATGCTGCATCGCGACGACGAACGCTATCTCGGCTTCCTCCTCGCATCCGCGCGCGAAGTCAGCCCTTCGACAGGCTCAGGCCCGCGACCCGGCGACGTGATCCTGTTCCGCGTAGGGCGCTGCTACGCCCACGGAGGCATCGTGACCAAAACCGATCCGCTGACGATCCTGCACGCCTTCGCGCCCGCCGCGCAAGTGATTGAAGAGCCCGCGGCGCGCAATGCGCAACTCGCCGGACGCCTAGGCGCCGCCCGGTTCTTCTCCCATTGGAGGGGCTGATATGTCGGCGCTGTTCGGACATTCCCCGACTTCGACAAAGCCGGATTACACCGGCCTCCAGTTGCAGACAGCGGTCTCGACGCTGCCGATCCCGATCTGTTACGGTCGCCAGAAATTGGCGCCGAACGTCATTTTCTACTCCAACTTCCAAACGCAGAATGTCAAGAGCGGCAAGGGTGGCCTGTTCTCCGGCCCGACCGTCGGCTACAACTTCACGGCCGACATCATCATGGCGCTCTGCGAAGGGCCGATCTCGGGCATCGGCTATGTCTGGCGCGATCAATCGACCTACACGCTCAGCAGCCTGGCGCTCGATCTCTTCGAGGGAACAACGCCGCAATCGGACTGGAGCTATCTGGCGACGACTTATCCGAACCAGGCCTTGGCCTACCAAGGCACGGCCTATGTCTGCGCCGCCAACTACCAGTTGGGAAGCGCCGCCGACGTCGGCAATCACAATTTCGAGGTCTTAGGGCTCCTCAGCGGGACCGGCATAAACGGTGTAGACGCCGACCCCGCTCAGGTGATCTACGATTTCCTCACCAATGCTCAATATGGCGCAGGCCTGGACGCCAGCTCGATTGATCTCACGACGCTTTATGGGACCGGGGGCGAGGCATCCCTGCAAACCTATTGCAAAGCGATGGGAATAGCCTTTTCTCCGCTGCTTTCGAGCCCGGAACAGGCGTCCTCGACTTTGACGCGCTGGTTGCAACTCACGAACTGCGCAGCGGTCTGGTCGGCCGGACAGTTGAAGTTCATACCTTATGGCGATCTGTCCATCTCGTCCGGTCCGACCACAAGGACCATTACCTCCTCCATTCCCATCCCCGCACAGCAGAGCGACGGCAGCTTTCCGCCGCCTGCCATCGTCGTCGCGACCGCGGCGAATTTCGTCGCCGACGGGGGAGTCGTGCGTACCTTCACCGGAGCCGCACTAACCTATATTGGCGCCGCCAACCCGAGCGCGCCCGGCCAATATGGCGTCACGCCCGCAGGAACCTACGTCTTCCATATCAACGATCAGGGCTCGCCGGTGACAATCACCGCGACGGTCAATATACCCGTCTCCTATGTGCCGAACCTGTCCCCGGTCTACGCGCTGACCGATCTCGACTTCATCGACGAAAAGGGCAACAAAGACCCGGTGCAGGTGCAGCGCCTCGACCCGTTCAGCCTGCCGACGATTCAGCGCATCCAGTGCCTGTCGCGAGACAACCAATATGGCTCGACGCCCGTCGAGGCGCGCGACCAAAGCCAGATCGAACTCTATGGCCCGCGTGTCGGCTCCACGATCCAGGCCAACGAGATCTGCGACGAGAACGTTATTGGGCCCATCGTCGCGCAGACGATCCTTCAACGCGGGCTCTATGTGCGAGCGCATTTCTCTTTCAAGCTGAGCTGGGAATATTGTCTGCTCGATCCCATGGATGTCGTCGAGATCACCGATGCGAACCTTGGGCTCTCGGCCTTTCCCGTGCGCATCACTGAGATCCAGGAGGACGACAAGGGCCTGCTATCGATCAAGGCTGAGGAGCTGGTGCTTGGCGTTTCGACGCCAGGCACCAATCCCTCAAGCGGAGCCGTGTCGTTCCAGCCCAATCAGAGCGCGGCGGCGACCGCCATCAACGCGCCGTTGATTTACGAACCCCCGCCGTCGTTGAGCGGAAATATCGCGCAAGTCTGGGTCGGCGCCAGCGGCGGCTCGGGCGGCGTTGTCGATCCCAACTGGGGCGGCGCCTATGTCTGGGCGAGCGTCGACAATGTAACCTACTCGCAGATTGGCACGATCACTTCGCCGCTGCGACAAGGCGTGCTGACGGCAAGCCTTCCGAGCGCGAGCGGATGGGATACGAGTGATGCGCTTGCAGTAAATCTTGCCGAAAGCGGCGCAACGCTTTCGGGCGCGAGCGCGACAAGCGCTCAGGCTGGCGCTACGTTGAGTCTGGTTGACGGAGAGCTGCTCGCCTATGAATCGGCGGTGCTGACAGGCGCCAACGCCTACGCTCTGACAGGCTTGCAGCGCGGATTCGCCGGCACGATGGGGGCCGCGCATGCCGCAGGCGCGCCGTTCGCGCGCCTGGATTCGGCGGTGGTGAAATACAATCTGCCGCAGACGTGGATCGGCGTGCCGCTTTCCTTCAAGTTCCAGTCGTTCAACGTGTTTGGCGTGGGCGTCGAGGACCTCTCCACCTGCACAGCTTATGGCTACACGCCCAACGGATCCGGAGCGCTTGGCCCCGTGACGCAGGCGCTGCTGGTCGGCACAAATCTCGACTTTGGCAACGTGACTGCAAGCGCCGCCGAAAACGACGATTGGGGCAGCGCTACCGTAGCGCCCATCGCCGCAATCGACCTCGGCAATGTGACGAACTGAGGGGTCAGCACCCCACACCGCCGATCTCCTTCGCGTTCTCCTGTCATTCGGGGTCACCATGAGCGTCCAGGTCAAACATCGCCGCGACAGCGCGGCCAATATCGCAGGCTTCACGCCGGCGCAGGGCGAACTCATCGTCGATACGACGAACAATCGCGTCGTCGTCGGCGACGGCGCGACGGCGGGCGGATTTGCGGCCGCCAAGCTCAGCGATGCGGGAGCAGCCGTGGGCGCCTACGGCTCGGCTTTGCGAATGAATGTCGCCGAAATCGCGCTTTCCAGTCTCTCCGGCTCCACGGTGACGGCCGCTAACGCCATTCCCGCAGGCGCCTTGGTGATCGGATGTGCGGTAAGGGTGACGGCGGCGATTACCGGCGCCGGCTCCTTCTCGATCGGCTACACGGGTTCGACGACCGCCTTCGGCTCCAGCCTATCGATCGCGGTCGGATCAACCAACAACGGGCTGATTGGCCCAAATCCGTTCTATAGCGCCACGAACGTGATCCTGACGGCCGCGGGCGGCAATTTCTCCGGCGGCGCCGTGCGGCTTTCGCTCATGTACCTCAGCCTTTCCCCTCCGACGTCCTGAAACGCAGCCGCGCTCTGTGAGGCAACCGAACATGTTGAAACACGGGCTCATCGCCTTCACGATGTCGCTCGCGCTTGCGAGCGCGACGCACGCACAGACCTATCGGGACAGCGCCGGCACGCTGGCGCCCGGCTTCGTGCCGCTCGTGGGTTGCGCCAACGCAGGCAATTGCGCTGGGCCAGCCTCGCCTTCCAATCCGGTTCCTGTGGCGCCTCAACCTGCTTTTGAGGGCTCCACGGGGCGCGACTTCAGCGCCAACCGGCCCGCGCTGCCAAACGTCGGCGCGAATTTCGGAGGCAGCGGCCCCTACGCCAATTATGTGCTCATCGCCGCTGCCCCGGCGAGCGCCTCGCGCTTCTCGATCGACATTGAGAACACGAGCGGCGCGCAAATCGCGATCGTGGTTGACGACGGAACGGCGGCGGCCGGTTCATCTCCCGCCAACGCCAGTTTGATCGTGCTTTCCGGCGGCGCCTCGATCGGCGCGCAAGGCGGCTCCTGGGTGTCCGGCGTCGAGAAAGGGCGGGTGCAAGTCTACGCGCCGTCCGCCTCGGCGCAGGTGACGATACGTCAAAACTGAGGCCGCGGCATGCGAAAGCGTCTCTCTCAACTCCTCGCCATCGCGTTACCGGCGGCCTCCCTGGGCGCTGCCGCGACGGAACTGCCGCCCGCTGCGTCTCAATCCGTCTCTGTTAATGGTCAATCCAGAACCGTGCAGGGCGCCCTGAGCCGCACCGATCAGCCGGTCTGGCGCGCGGGGGCGACGCGCACTGAGTTCGGCGGCTACAATTTCAACATCACGCCTGGCCTGCGGACCGGCTTCACGTCGCGCATTCGCGAAGTCACGCCGCTTTCCGGCGCAACCTACGCGATCCGTCTCGTCTATTCCGGCTGGCAGCCAGGCGTCTCTCAGGCGCCTGCTGCGGGGGGATCTTCCGGCGAACAACCCGGCGACAACCCCGTCACCTGCTCGGCTTCGATCGAGACGAATACGGCGAGTGTGTCCTATTGGGCCACTCCCAATGGCGGCCAAATCATCTCTCCATCGATCACCTTCGCAGGCGCCGCCTCGTGGACGTTGCAGCCGAACATGCCAGTGTTGCGCACCGATCCGCTTTTCGTCTTTATGCCGCCAGGGACGCCGTTCTACATTCGCTCGTTTTGCAACGAGCCCATCGGCGGCCAGATTCCAATTCGCGGCAATGCGAAGGGCGCCCTCTACGAAGGGTCCAACATCGGCTATTCAAATTATACCTTCGGGACGGGCAATGGGGCCGCCACCGCTTTCTCAGGGACCCTTCCTACCACCCCGATTGTCCCGAAAAGCGTTGTGTTCGCGATTCCGGGCTTCGCCAATAGCACCGACAACGGCGTGGGCGGGTGTGCGACGGGGAATGGCGTCGCCTCCTGCACTATAAACTATGCGACGGGCGCCTATTCCATACTGACGGCCGCCGCAGTCGCCAATGGGGCTGCGATCTCCGGTTGGTATATCGGCGGCCCCGCCAGCGGCGATCAGACTGAGGCGACTGCACTCTCGAACTTCTCAACGGCGTTCAACAACTACGACAATCCGCTCGTCGGGCCTGTGTCCGTAGAATATCTGGGTCCAATCAAGTCCATCGCTGTTTTCGGCGACAGCATCAATGAGGGTGTCGGCAACTCGGCGGGCTATACGGACACTTCCTACTTCGACTACGCGTCCAATGGCTATTTCGGCATCGTCAAGATGCCTATCAATGGCCTGCAACTCGCTTCCGACGCTGACATTCGCGGTCGCATCGCCCGCATCTCAGCTGTTTCGAACGTTGCAGATCGAGTGATCAGCGACGCTGGCACGAACGACTTCTATGACGGAAAGTCGCTATCACAGGTGATCAACTATTTTATCCCTGCCGCGCAGGCGTTGGGCGCATCGGCGCCAACTCCGGGCTTGAATCTTTGGTGGACCACCTTGTTGCCGCGCGTAGCGTCGGCTTCCAACAATACGCCCGTGGCGCCTGTATCAGGCCCTTATACGGCGGGCGGGGCTGGATTTGGCTCGGGAGCGGTCGTCAACCCGACGCCGCTTGGGGGTGGGTTCCGAAGCGGCGCCCTTGGCGCGGGCGTTTTGACCTGCGCGATCGTAGGCAACGGCACGGTTGGCCCTTACGCCTGCACATTTCCAAGCGCGACGATGATCGGCTCGCTCTGGTCGGACGGGGCCTACACAACTGTCATTGATCTGGGATCGGGCGGCGCTGGCGCGACGACGCTCTCCGGTTCGCAAGTTGCGTCGGGGACTCATACGCCCTCGAACGGCGCGGTGTCGCTTGCGTTTATAAGCGCGCTGCCTGGTGGCCAGAGGGTCAACCTCTACGCCTTCGCTAGCGGCCCGAGCGCACGCAACGCCTGGAACTATTTTCTTTTCAATTATGCGGCGCCGATGGGTCTTATTGGTGGGGTGATGGATACAGCGGCCTGCGTCGAGAGTGCGCCGGCAAGCGCTTTGGGCGCGGGGTCTGGCGCGTGGGTGTCCTTAAGCGACACTGCCGACGGAACCCACCCGAGCCCGATCGCGCATCAGACAATTATCCCAGGTTGCCTGGGGCCGAGCGGAACCAATCCGTCCGCGTTCTGGACCCTAAACTGAAGAAGAAGGCGCCCTTGCGCCAGATAGGGCGTCAGGCGGCGTTCCACGCGCTTGCCTCGCCCGCGCCTCTGAACATCAAGGAAAACAGCAATGCTCAAGCGCTCGCTAACTGCTAGCGCGCTGATGCTCAGCCTGTCCGGCTTGGCGCACGCGCAAACTCACCGCGATCAGGGAGGCACTATCACTGCCGGTATAACGCCGATCTTTCTCTACGTTTCGGCGGGCCCGTCCCAGATGGGGCTCGCCGTCGGCGCCAATACGAAGCTTACGGTTCCCGGAGGCGCCACGCTGGCGGAAATCTGCGTTGAGGGCGCCAACATTCGCTACCGCGACGACGGGGCCGCTGCTTCGGCCTCGTTGGGAATCCCCGCCATAGCGGGGTCTTGCTTCCCCTATTCCGGGCCGCTCGCTGCGCTGTCGTTCTCGTCGCAGAGCGGTTCACCGACGATCGATGTCTCGTACTACAAGGCCAACTGATATGCTTCGCAGAGCATTTGCTTGCGCTGGGTTGCTGGCGCTTCTTGGCGCCGGCGCTTCGGCTCAGGTTCCGATCGGCCCTAGCAGTGGGGGCGCGTCCGGCGGTTCGCCGCATCCAACCAATATCATCACGTTCTCCACCTCCGGGACTTATACGCCGACATCGGGAATGGTGAGGGTCGACGTCTATGCGATAGCTGGCGGCGGCGGGGGCGGTGGCGGCGCATTGCAGGCCGCCTCCAACGCTTCATCGGGCGGCGGCGGCGGCGGCGGTGGCGGCGGGGTTAAGTCCGAGTTTACGGCCGCGCAAATCGGCGCCTCACAATCGGTGATCATCGGCGCTGGCGGCGTCGCCGGCGCGGCGGCCGCCACCAACTCGACGGCGGGCGGCGCCGGCGGCGTGGGAGGCAACACATCGTTGGGATCGTTACTCACAGCCTTTGGTGGTGGGGGTGGCGCAGGCGGTCAACTGAGCGCCGGCAGCGGCGGCGGCCAAGGCGGTTCGTCCTACGCTGTCGGTGGCTCGGCAATCAACAGCTCCGGGGGTGTTAACGGAACTGGCGTGAACAACGGAGGCTTTGGCAACGGAGCCGCGACATCTACGACTTATGGCGGCGCAACGGGGGGCGCGGGCGGCGCTGCGAATGGTTCTAGCGTCGCGGGAGCTATATCGTTTCTTGCTCCTGGCGGCGGCGGATCTGGCGCGGGGGTAAGTTCCACCAATATTGCGAGTGTCGGTCTTGGCGGGGGAGACGCTGTCTTCCAAGGCTCGAGAGGGAACGCCGGCGGAGGCGCCGGAACGTCTGCGTCGCTCTCTTCCTACCCAATCAATTTGTTTTTCGGCGCCGGCGGCGGGGGTGGAAATTCGTCCTTGACGACAGCCGTCGCAGGCGGCGCGGGCGGCAATCCGGGTGGCGGGGGCGGCGGCGGCGGGTCGGCGCAAAACGGTGGCGCCGCCGGGGCGGGGGGCGCTGGCGGCAGCGGCTACATGATTATCGTGGAGTATTTCTGATGGCCGTCCAGCGCTGCGCTCAAGTCCTCGACGGGGTCGTCGTCAACGTCATCCTGGCGGACCCAGCGACTTTCAGCCCTGGCGATGGATCTCAGATCATCGTCTCGTCGACGGCCGAGGTTGGCTGGACCGTCTCCGGCGGCGTGTTCGTGGCGAACGCGACGACGACGAGCTTTCAAACCACCGGCCTGACCTTCCTACAATTCATGGCGCTTTTCTCCAGCGCCGAACAGGCCGCGATCGTCACTTCGACAGATGCGCAAGTCAAATTGTTCCTGCTGATGGCGACCGGCGCGGGCGCTCTCGACCTCGGCAATCCCGAGGTTGTTTCGGGGGTCGATTATCTCGCTTCGCTCAATCTCATAGCCGCTGCGCGGGTAGCGACAATTCTGTCAGGGGCTCCGCCGAGCTGACCGCAACTGCGTCCGCTCACTCCTCGGCTCTTTCCTGATGTGAGGCTCGAATGGCCCCTGACATGCCGCGCGTCGTGCAACGGCCGACGCCGAATTACTCCGCCACGCTCATCAAACACGACCTTGTGGTCGCCCATATGATGGAGGGTGGCTACGCTGGATCCGTCACGTGGTTGTGCCAGCGCGCGGCGGGCGCTTCGGCGCATCTGTGCATGCGTGAAGACGGCGCGGAGGTCACTCAGCTCGTACCCCTGCAATTCAAGGCGTGGGCCGAGTGCGAATTTAACGGGCGCGGCGTCTCGCTTGAAATCCCCGGCAAAACCGCAGAGGGCATTCCCGAAGCGCGTTGGCGTTCAGCGGCGCGGATTTTCGGTTGGCTCTGCGCTGCTTACGACATTCCGCCAGTCTGGGCCAAGGGCGGGCAGGGGCGAGGCCTTTGCCAGCACCACGATCTCGGGGCCGCCGGCGGCGGCCATGTTGATTGCTCCGAAATTGGGGGCCCGACCTGGCTCGCCTTTGTTGGTATGGTCCAGGCGGCGCAGAGCGAATTCCTTCGCGCCCCGCTTCCCGTGTTCGCGCTGCATGGGCTGCCGAATCCGCGTCAGGTCGAACTGCCGCTCGACGTGACGCCGACGCCAAGTCACGGCGGAGCGCGGCGCGGCGCGCCGGACGATGTGATCGCGCATCCGACGGCGTCCGGCTATCCGCACGGCTCCGTCGCCGATCTGCAATGGCGGCTCAATGTGGCCGAGGGCTCCCCACGGCTTGTCGTCGACGGCTTTGCGGGGCCGCTGACGCGCGCCGCCCTCAAGCATTTCCAATTGTCGCACGGGTTGAACGTCGACGGCCTGATTGGCCCGAAGACCTGGGCGGCGCTCGACGCGGAGTCCGAAGCATGACGCCGCTCGTTTTTTCGATGCCGAACGTCTTTGCAGCCGCGCATTTCGCAGCTTGCATGGTGGTCGGCGGGGCCCTTGTCTGCGCGGTCCTTATCGTCGTCGCTTATTTGCTGCCTCGCGGCAATTAAGCGCTTCAGACGGCGGCCGATTACTCGGACACATCTCTTTCGATTGGATTGGGGTCATGCTCGCCCATTCTTCGCTCGCTGAAATTGCGGCGACGGTCTATCGCGGCCCGTGGTCGGCGACGATCGAAGCCGACGTTCATTATGCGTTGCTGCCGCGCGAAGGCGAGATCGTCGTCGCGCTGCCCGGCACGCATCCGCTGGACGCGCTCGACTGGTTGCGCGATCTCTCCTTCGCGCCAGCGCGCGTGCGCGGCCTTGGCCTCGTGCATGCGGGCTTCGGCTTGGGGGCCGAGGCCGCCTTCGCGCGCATGGCGCCCGTTCTGTCGCGCGACAAGCTTGTCACCTTCACCGGCCATTCGCTCGGCGGCGCGTTGGCGATCTGCCTGGCGGCGATTCACGGCTTTGCGCGTCCGGAAGTCCCGTTTCGCGTCGTCACTTTCGGCGCCCCGCGAACCGGCTTTCTGTTTCCGTGGATCGGCCATCGGTTGCGGCGCGCCGTCGAGCGCGTGGAATACGTCAGGTGCGGCGACATCGTGCCGGACGTTCCAACGCGGCCCTATTTGCATGGCGGAAGGCTGACGAGGATCGGCTTCAGCATCGGCGATTTCGTCGTCAATCACGCTGTTGCGCAATATGCAGCGGATCTGAAGGCGCTCGGCGTGTAACCCGCAAGTTTTCCGCGCGGCCTTTCAGCGATCAACCCGCGCGCGTCCCCGATCGCCGTGTCAGGTGAAACATGTCCAATTCCGTCATCGCGGCGAGTTCGCTCGTCGCGGATGCTGAGCCCTATGTCGTCGCGTTGTTCGGCGTCGTCGTCACTGCCCTCGGCGCGATCATTTCCTCGCAGATCAAGCGCTATACGGGCCTCGCCGTCGATCAAGCGCTGCTCGCCAAAGTCGAGCGATACATCGAGGACAAGGCGGCCCAACAGGTCGCCGCAGCGGTCGACAATCTCGCCCATGTCGAGATCGACGCGAAGTCGCCGATCGTCGCCGATATCGTCAGTAAGATCGTCGCCGCGCTGCCGGCCGAACTCAACGCCGTCGGCCTGACGCCGACCGCCGTCGCCCACAAAGTCGCCGCAGCCTTCGGCCGGCTTCAGGCCAGCATGACGGCGTTCGCCGCCGCTCCGAAATCCAATTGAAGGACATATCGCGATGAAGCTGCGCACCTACCTGATTCTCGGCCTGGTTATCGCGCCGTTCCTCGGCGCCGCGACTGCCCCCGCAAGTTGCAATCAGGACGTGACAAACGCGCTCAACACGGTCCACTCCGATCTCGCCAACATGGAGGCGGCGGCCGGCCAGAGCCTTGCCACCGCCTGCGCGTTCGCGCCGATTCTTCAGGCTGACGTCAGCGCCGTAGTCGCGCTGTCGAAGCTCTCCGCCCAGCAGCAGACGGACATCCAGTCCGCGCAGGCCGTCGTCACCACCGCCTGCCAAAACCCGAGTGCGACCAATTCGGCTGCGCTCATCGCCAAGGTCGGCGCCGCCGTCGCCGAGGTGCAGGCGATTCAGAGCGGGGCGGCCCAATGAACTTGGGCAGTCTGGCCGCGACTGCGCTGCGCGGCGTTGGGGCTATCTTGCGCGGCGCCTCAGGGGCGCCGGCTGCCGCCAAGGCGGCGGCCTCGGGTCCGCTCGCCGACGTTTCGACGGCTGTGGGCGCTGGCGTTGCGGTCCTGCAACAGATTGGCGCGCGTAACCTCGACCTCAGCGATGCGGAATCCTTCGCCAACGCCGTCCAGCAGATCCTCGTAGACCTTGGCGTAGAGCCGGGAGTCGTGCTGGAGGCCAGCAAGTTGCTGGAGGCGGTCGCGCCGGTGTTCCTCGGCGCGTGGCGGTCGGGGATCGTCACCGGCGGCTACCCTGACATCGTCGCTCAGGAAAATGATCCGAACTTCAAGAATAGATAAGAGGGACGTCATGGGCGAGGTCGGCGACGGCTGGGGCGGGCTGCCCCTTCTGCAACCGGCGCTGACGGGCGCTGGAATGATCTTTTCGTTCGTCGTCGGCGCCTGGACTCGCGGCGCGTCGGCGGGAAAGTCGCAGGGCGGCCTCGACGCCCGGCTGATCGGCCTCACTGAGCGCGTCGCGCGGCTCGAACAGCGCCACGACAATGTCGACGACAAGATCGGCTCTATGGCCGAGCGCATCGCGCAAATGCCGACGCGCACGGAAATGGCGCAGGGGTTCGACCGGTTGGAAAGCCGCTTCGACATCTTGATCCGGGCCCGGGAAAGTTGA